TACGCGCTGTCTATAATCTCGTCCAACAGGCGCAAAAGCCGTGTATCTTTTATTCTGCGCCGGACGATGTTTTTTAGTATGGCGTGGTTTATGGAAGGGTAGAACTTCTTTACGTCTATCTTCAAGCAATAGGCGCAGCCGGGTTTATCCCGGTCTATTGTCTTCCTCACTCTGTCCGCTGCCGCCTGTATGCCGCGCCCTTTTATGCAGCTATATGTGTCGGCCGTGAAGGTCGCTACCCATATAGGCTCCAAAATATTCATTACGGCGTGGTGTACTATGCGGTCGGGAAAGTATGGAAGCCGGAATATTAGCCTTTCTTTTGGCTCGTGTATAGTGAAGGTACTATATGCCGAAGTGCGGTAAGTGCCGGACTTCAACTGCTCGTGAAGTTGCTGCAGGTTTTCTTCCCTGTTTCGGTCGTGCAACTTTACGCCGTAAGTGTGGCACTTACGGCGACGGGCGCGGTTGTCCGCCAGCCGTAAGTTATCCAGACTTATTATGGTGTCGTAAAGGTTTCCGTACCTTTTCATTGGTTCTTTGCTGATTCTAAGGGGTTCTTCGGGTATGGCCCTACCAAATCCCTATAAATAGTTACTATTTTTCGCCTTGTTGGGGCGCGGTCTTTGTCTTATAGCTCTTATAAAGTTCACTAAATCAGTATAGCTGAGAGCCGATGTTCGTATTCGTATTCGAAGCCGCGTTATTCGTATTCGCATACGAAAGGCCGGCATTCGCGCTGTTATTCGCGTTACCGCCGAACAGAACGCCCGAAGACAAACAACCTTAATATTTTTCACTCGAAGTAATAGCGCGTTCCCGAAGCTCTCATAGTAACCTTCCGGGGAAACGCATTACGCTTCTTAATCTCCCGTAAAACATATTTTATTTCGGTCGAATTGGTAAAGAACTTTTCCACCTTGCCCGGTTTGTCGGGGCTGTTGTCCGGGTGCTTTATCTTCACTAAGAAGCGTTCATTTCCGAACTTCGTCTTAACTCCGTCGATGAAGTCAAGCACGAAGAATGAAAGGTTTATCAGTTTCTGCTGCGTGGTTTCGCTGCAATTAAACTGCTTGTTGTTTTCGTCCTGTGGAATGCCTAAGAAGGCGAGCGTTCCGTCGTCTTCTCCTTTGGGCTTGGTATTGTAGTCGCTCATTGCTGTATTACTTTCGTATAATATTTCGGTTTTGGCTCTTGCTACCCAATTTCTTAAAGCGCGGTCTGCCTGTCGTAAAGGGTCGAAGTCCATAATATCTTGGTTTTATTGACTCCAACCGCCGAATATGTGGCGCGGCGGTTGGAGCGTGTTATTGTTTTTGCGTGGGGGCGTTGGAATGGCGGCGTTACGCTGACGGGATAAAGCAAAGCCGAGAGCCGATGGCCGTAGACGTATACGAAGCCGCGTCATGCGTATGCGCAGACGAAAGGCCGGCATACGCGCCGGAATTCGCGCGACCGCCGAACAGAACGCCGCGCATAGCCACGCCGGAAGTCGGTACGCTGGTATAGAAGTAGTCCGCCATATAGGTGGTGGAACTGCCGCCTATCTCTCGCGGCACGTTGTCGCCGAACTCGCCACAAAGGTGGAACTTCGCGTAGCCTTCACGTCGCGGAATGTCGCCCCTATATTCGTAGTCGTTGTAACTGTTATCTTGGAACTTGGCAGGGTCGTCGCAAACGTAGAACTTTGACAGTCCGCCGTCGGCATCTGACTGAATGGCACATTTACAGCCGTCCGTCCAACTCCAAATATGGCCGAAGGGGTTTTCAAGCCCTCTATAACTCGGCACATTGAATGTTTTGGTAATGCCGTTTCCGTTGTTTACCGTATGGCTGACTATCCCGGTATTGTTGCCTAATGAATTGGTAATGCCGCATGGTATAATAGAGTTATAGCCGTTGTAGGTATTCCAATCGCCATTCCATGTGGTAACGCCGTCGCCTAATCCGCCCTGCTTGTAGCCGTTTGCGTCCGGGGCCGCGTTATAGGCGGCCTGGCAATTAAGGTTGGCGTACTCTATGACGTAAAGCCAATAAGTCGTAAGCTGCGCGGCGTATAGGTCGCAGTTCCACCCCTTGCCGTTAAGTCCGGCCGTGCCACGGTTTCGGGCGTAGTTGCGGAAGTTGGTAAGGGAAATTGACGTAGCCGGAAGTCCGAGGAAGGTTCTATATGTACCGTCGTAGGAAGCGTTATTGTTACCCCCTCGGAAAGCTGCGGTTGTATTGACTACCGAAGCCAGCTTAGGCGTAGCCGCTACGGTGCGGTCTACGGTGGCTTCGTATGCGCTTCGGTATATCTTCGGGACGTGGTGGAAGCCCGGCAGGGGGTACTCGGAAATAAGGGCTACAATGTCGTGGCCGTCGAACTCAAATTTTCGGTAATGCGCCGGGATTTCTACCATTACCATGCCGTCCGCTCCTGTAAGGTTTGCGGCGGCCCCGGTGTCGCGCTTGGTGCTGTCAGTCGGGTGTAGGTAGTAGGCTACCGTTCCGTTGTCGCGTAGCACACAGCGGCGCATCTTCGACTGAATAGGCAGCGAAGTATGAAGTTCCGGGCGGCCCACGCGCTCGACGGTCGTAGCCGCCACGGTCTGCTTAATCCTCACACCATAATAGTAGTCGTAAGGAAATTTCGGCGTTGTGTCGCCTATGCCAATTATTAAACCCATATTGAAAGGTATTTTAATAGCCCCAAATAAGGGCGGTTGTTTGACTTGTTTTCTTTATCTCTCTGACGATTTCCGGGTTCCACCCGGTTGTAAAGCGCGTGGCTATAAACTCGCCTTCGGGCATTCCCCAAAGGTTGACTTCAAGCACTACGGCCGCTTCTCCGTCGTTCTTGACGCAAAAAGGCGTATCAAGTCGGAAGTTCCCGGCGGAAAAGTCCACCAGGCCGGCTACCGATACTTGTGCGCTCACTACGTCGCCGTTCCTGTTTGTCATATCGTATAAAATTTGTTGGTGCAAAGTTACCGTATTGTCGTATTAAAATGATACGTCGCTAAATATCCGTGAAGTGTTTGTTTGCCTTCCGCCGCGACGAAAGGCAAACAAGGCACTATTTAGCAGAGTATTCCGTGGTTATGTACGCCAATTTAGGCAATATGCGAAGTAGTTGCTTCCGCCGTCGTAGACTAACAGGTATTCGCAAATATCCCCGGCGGCCATGTTCGCCTTTCCTGTTTCCTGTCCGCCGTTTTGGTTTAGGCGGTAAGGATATTGGTTGGTGTCCATCGCGTTGCCGCCGTTGCTATTTTTCACGAAGGTATTTCGGCCACAAATGTAGCCTGTCTTCGTACTGCTTCGGTCTACTACCATTGTGAAGCGTACCGCAAACGCGGTGCTTCTGCCTATTCCCAGCACATCGGCAACGCTGCTTCTTGGCGGAAGTCCTACGCCGCTATTGTCGTAAATAAACTTGGCAATAATTCGTAGTAATGTGGGCTTTGTAAGCTCTCCGGGAATGTGGCAAGTGTTTACCGACGGCGTTATTTTGGCTATTCCGTAGCTTTCCATAACGGTGTCCGTTACTATGTTGCCTTTGGCTGATAAAGCTATGTTGGTTAAGCCGCCGGAAACATCCAAAAGTAGGCCATAGTTTGTTCCGTAGGTGTTTGGTGTGGAATTAGTAAAGCGTCCTACGCCTACACAGCCAGAAGATGCCGGAAGTACGTTTGTGCCTATCGAAGCCCAGCGGTAGGAGTCCGCGAATTTTATGAAGTCGCCGTATAACGACAATCCGCTACCTGTTGATGATGTGCCGCTTGCGGCTGTACCTATTCGTCCGCTTCCAATCTCAAAACCGCCAATAGTGCCGGAATTGGCGTAAATTGTTCCCGAAATGGTGGCTTTCGTAGCATAAAAACTACCATCTTGAAGAACGCGAAAAGGGGCTGTAAAGCGGTTTGCCTTGCTTGCACCGGCCCAAATGCGTACTTTCCTTTCCTCGGTTTCGTTGGAGGCTTCGTCCTCGCCGCCTGTTACTCCGACTACAATGCTTTGCGAATTTTTATTAGCAAGCTGCACCGTTCCGGCTGTAATGATTCCTTTGTCGATGGTTACTTGGGTATTGTCGTAGAATGTGGCTTCCGCCCAATCGTTAGAATTGAAGCCGGATGCACGGGATGTTACACATCGGTATAGGTCTTTACGCGCTACCCCGGTGCTGTCAGTCCATGCCCTTAGCCAAAGGTCGCCCACGTCGTAAGGGCCGGCAGGCCGCCCTACGAATACCTGCCTTTTACGGTCGGCGGTGTCTTGTGCTTGACTTGCGGCTTCGTATGCGTCTATTGCCTTTTGGTCTTCTATTGTAGTCCAAAAGAAGTTGTACGTTGTGCCGCCGCCAATAATTTGTAATATTTGGCGACGGTAGCATTTTAGCGTCTTTGTGCTGCTGTTGTACCACATATCGCCGACGTGTTTGTTTCTTTCGGCGGTTGTAGTCCATGCTGTTGCCGGGTCGGTGGTCTGGAACCAACTTTCTATTTTGCCGTCTATCTGTTCTTCTATATCGCTGACAGTCGGAAGGAAGTTATTGTTTATAAAGTTTGTCAGTCCGCTGTCGTCGGTGTATTTAGATGCGCGTTCCCAATCCGAAGCGGCATAAGCCCCGGTTAGGCGTTCTTTTATGCAGCGTAGAATATGCCCGGTGCTGCCCTGTACCCACAAGTCGCCGACGTGATAAGGGGTGTAAGGCGTAGCCGTGAATATCTTGGCTTTCGTGTTGGCGGCGGCGAGTGCGTCCTGCGCCAGCTGCAACGCTTGGGCTAACTCGGTGG